GCGTACAAAGAAGTTAAGTTCTCAGCAGCGGCACTAGAGAAAGCTACAGGTGTAGGAAATGGGCCATAACCAATGGCTTGAGATACCACATTCTTGGCATCCGTCAATGCGCCAGAGATACCTGATTGGTCAGGCATCCATTCGCCAAATGTTACCCTTGTCGTAGCCATGTATTACTTCCTTCAGACTGAATTGTCCATGTATTGTCATTAGCAGATACTGGAGTCCATGTGTTTGTTCCAGCAGAAATTGGTGTCCAAGTGTTTGAATCACCGCTTACTGGAGTCCAACTATTTGCATCAACTGGAATAGGTGTCCAATTATCCCCTGCGATATGTCCATCAGCAGTAATACTAGCTGTTGCATTGACAGACGCAATTCCCGCATATATTGCAGAAGCACTTGCAATCACATCAGCATTAGCACTAACGCTTGCTGTTCCTTCCGCAACCAATCCACCATTTACTGTAAACGATGCACTACCAGTTACGCTTGCATCACCTAACTGGATTCTTTCTGCATTTGATTCACAGAAAGCGTTTGCAGTAATGCTTGCACTACCACCATAAACAAGTTGACCAGAAGCACTTACATCAGCGTTTCCAGTAATGCTTGCTACCGCATTATTTACTTTAGTTCCAAGTGCAGTTACATCAGCATTAGCCGTGATACTTGCAACACCTAAAGCCAATCGTTGTGCATCAGCCGTTACGCTTGCAGTAGCCTGAATATCAGCACTACTAAACTGAACACGCTGACCAGATGCTATTACATCTGCATTTGCTGTTACAGATGCAGAAGCATAGTAAGCAATCGAGGCATCAGCACTTACTGTTGCTGTACAAGTTACGGAAGCAATACCACCAAATATCTTTTCAGCATTAGCAGTAACAGTTGCGCTTGTAGCAACATCAGCAACACCATCCCACAATGTAGCTGTATTCCAAATTGTAGAATCTAGGCTGATTGTTATGCCATCAATGCTTGTATTAAAAGCATCTAAGCCATCAATTGACCAAGGGCCAGTTACATTTTTCTGGGTTGTTGAGTTCCACTCAGTTGAGTCTAAACTGAACGCAAGACTATCCAATGACCCAAACTGGTCAAGTTGTTCAAGCGTTAAGTTGACTGTTGCCATATTAAGCCAAGGTTACTGACAAAGAACCAATAGCAATACGGAATACATCACCAGAAGCAATTGTCTTAGATGCGTCTAGTGGAGTGTGGTACAACAAGTTTCCTGCTGTTGAAGCATCACGAATACCAACATAAGCAATAGTTCCCCATGAACTACCAGCTTGAGGGAATTCAATTGCCGCTGAATTGGTAGAAGTACCATTGCTAGGCGCACCAAAAGTAATGGATTGGCGAGCATAGTTAGTACCAGAAACCTCTGTGCCTGTATCAGCATCAGTTGGGTCAGTCGTATAAAGAGCCAAATACACAGTTGTTGGTGCTGTGTAAGTAGTGGCTCGTAATGTGCCGTTAATCAGCGCATTTTCAAGATAGTTGGAAAGTTCTGCCATAGTTTCACCTTGGGGTTAGTTTCATTGCTAAAGGAACACCAGAATACTGAGTACTTTCATCAGACCTAGTGAGTGAAGAAATTGCTCGGTCATACATAGTTCCCCATGTGTTGATTCGAGCATCATTCATTAGATACGGCTCTGCCTCAATCAAAGAAGCATAAAGCAAAGCATCTGGTGCTGTAGTCAAGAATGTGTTTGTCGTATTCGTGCTAGACAGATATGCTGGAGCAGCGTAATACAACAGTTTTAGCGTATATACGCCATCAGGAATTGGAGTTAATTGAAACTCGCTTGCCAAGATTGTGTAAGACTTAGGAACACCTACTTGAGATGTTCTTGGGTCATTAGACAATGATGATGGACTAGAGTAACTCAGAGGCGTGATTGGGTTTGTCATTACGACAAAATCACGAATCTCCAAAAAGTCACTAGGCAACTCAACAGTTGAGTCACCAGATACAGACGATGTTGTCACAGACTTTAACATCTGACGAATACGCAACTCTCTACGGAGGCGATTCTCAGCAAATGTAATGAAGTCTGGAATTTGTGTAGTCAAGTCAGACCTAGCCAAATAATTGGCTATTGAAGTCTGCAAGTCTGAATATGTTGAGAGGCTCATACCACTCCTGTTCGAGTTCTAAAAACTCGGTTATCTCGTTCATTTAACCATGCTCGAAAACGCTTCTCGTCAAGCACAGCAAACCCTCGCATAATTCCTAATTTGTTAAGGTCATCAATCACAGTTAATGGAATTGACGCAACTTTATTACCAAACAAATGGTCAGACCATTTTGCTCTCTCATCATAAGAGTTATATTCCTTTTTATTCTGTTCCAGAATGTCAGAAATATCTTGTTTAGTCTCAATAATGATGCCGCCATCACCATCCGCATGGACTGCTGAATCTCGGAATTTGACAGGATTTTGCATAGACTAATTCTATCAGTTTAGCTAAAAAAGAAAATGCCCCAGAGGGTTAGTCTGAGGCATTTTTTAGTCACCTAGTGATTATGACAAGTCAGCAACGATGCCGTGAGCAGCTTCGTTCTTAACTTCCAATGTGTACTCAGCCAACAACTGTGTGCTTTCGTTGTCACCAGTCACAGCCAATTCATTGGTCTGGAAAGGACGCAAGTAAGCAACAGCAGCCATGTCGGGGTCAAGCACAAATGCCACATCATCAGCAGAGTTAGTGTTGTTCATAAAACGTGAGGGAACCACGCTCAGAGTCCCAAAGTCGCTCAAATAAACATCCGCAGCGCCCACGATAGTTGTAGGTGCATTGGCAGGGGCCATGTAACGCTGTGCAGCAATACCAGCAAAGCTAGAAACTGTTTGCTTGTGTGTAGGAGTAACCATCAACACCTTGGCATTACCACCAGCGGAGTAAACGCTCTTAACAACAGCTTGCAAAATTGCTTCTGTGAAAGTGCGGTTTGTGCCGTTTGTACGAGCAGTTGTGCCACCTGAACCAGCAACACCAGAAGTGCCACCAGAGTAGGAAGTTGACAACCAAGCTTGCATACCGCCCAATGTGCGAGCAGTAGAAGAATTGCCGTTAGAAGCAGTTTGATTGCTCAACAATGTCAATTCCATGTCCCGCTTAATTTCAGCCGAAGCTTTAGCCAGTTGATAGGCTTTCTCGGATTTGCGGCCTGCCTTGTCAACAGCTTGCAAAGTGCCAGAAATCTTGATGGTTTTCTGTGCAATCTGAGTGCGATTACCAACACGAGTGGTTGGAGACAAAGTAGCATCAGATGCTGTCGCACCTTCAACGGCACTATTCAAAGAAGCTGCTGCAAGCGAGTCCGTTTGCCACTCATGGTAAACAGCAGTAGCTTTTGTCTTGCCGACAGAAGACATGAAAGGCGTGTCGGTTGGTGAGATGTTATAGATAACATCCGAAAGGTCTTCTCGCTGACCAATAGCGGTATATGTTTGATATGTAGCCATTTTAAAACTCCAAAATTAAATGAATCGCTCAAATGCTCTGGCAGCGTCTGTGACTTTTCCAGTCTCACGCAACCTTTGCATTACCTGTTTGTCTTGCGATGACTTTGTAGGAGGCGCAGAAGTTCCAGAACGCATCATCTTAGGGGCAGCTTGAAGTTTCTTGGTTACTTCAGGCTTGCTCTTTTGAAGTTGCTCATACTTCATTGCTTTATACAAACTCACCACAGCACGAGAGTCATACACGGAACTAAGTTCTTGGTCAGTCCAACCAACAGACTTCGCATAGTCACGGATTTGTTTCCGAACCGCATCACCCTGTGGCGTAGCCAACTCAGGAATCAGATTCATTAGCTTTTCAGATTCTTGACGCAAGTGGTTTTGCAAAGAGGCTTGATGCTCGGCTTGTTGCTGTTGTGCAATGCGTTGCTGTTCTTGCCTTACTACTGCTAACTGCTTCTCACGCTGATTCTGTTCAGCTACCGCTACGGCATAGCCAATAGGGTCTGTTTCCTTTAGAACTTCTAAGTCCACACCCTGATTTTGCTGCGTAAGGAAGCTATCCAACGCTTGCAACTTCTGGGCGTATGCCTGTCGCTCTTGTTTCACTTGCTCAAGATGAATACGCTCGGCTTCAATAGCCTTACGTTGTTCAGCAAGAGCCTGAGACTTTTTGGTGTAATCCGTACCTTGTTGATAACCCTTGATAAGTTCATCGAGTTCTACCTCAACTTCCTCACCAGCAGCCTTAACTTTATATTTAGGCTTGGGTTGTTCAATTTCCTCGGATTCCTCCTCGTACTCTTGTTCAACTTCATCAGACGCTTGTAGTTCTTCTGTCTGTTCCTCAGATTGGCCTTGTACGGCTTCGTCAGAATCACCCATCAGACCCATAAACGCTGAAGCGGCTTGGTTTACATCTAGGCTTTCACTCCCTTGTGGGTTGGTGTTTTCCATTTGTCATCTCAAAAATCGCCAGACACCTTCTGGACGGAGGCTAGGGGTAAACCCTAGAGAATCTTCCACTTTTTCTCTTTAATCACAGTTTCCGAGGCTAAACCTTCTAGGTGTCCTGTAATTAAGTCAATTGTCTTAATATGCCGATAAGCTTCTTCTCGCCTATCACATTCTTCAGCACTTGTGTTAATTATCACACTAATTTGCTGTTTTTTCAAATTATCTATGACTTCTTTGAAAAAGTCATCATCCAATAGGTTTTTAGCCCATTG